GTCTAAATTACATCCAAGCATACTTGAATTAATTATGAAAGACATAATGAATGATGTTACCAATGCTTCAGCAAGAGTTAAAAATAAAGAACTCGAAGAATACAATAACAAAGTACTTGAAGAAGCAAAAAATAATTCAGAAGACGAGCAAACACAAAATAATGCAGAAGATGAAGATAAGGAGGAATAAATTATGGCCTTTGTTGATGATTATAGTCCAATTAACTTTGTAGATTTACCCAATGAGACCACTCCCATTGATGCTGAGAATCTTAATAAGATGGACAGTCAAATTAAAAAATTAAGCACATTTGCTTCAACTACATACCCTGAAACAACTGAAGATAGATTGAGTGGATTAGAAGAAAAAACTAATTCACTAAAGGAAGATTTATCCAACAAAATCACAAAGTTCTATGCATCGAATCAAGGCGAAACTCACATCACTGATTCTGACAATGGAAAGATTCAAGATATGATGATATATGGTAAATCATCACAGGATGGAACACCAACACCAGAGAATCCAGTTGAGATTAAGAGCGTTGTAAATCCAACAGTAAAACTACTTGGAAGTAATATCTTAAAAATTAGAGATGGTGAATATCAAGATGTTGGATGTACCATTACTGTAAGCAACGGAGTTATAAAATTAAACGGAACATCTACCGATAATAAACGTATTTACTTGCCAATAGATACCCCATCTATGCTTAAAGAAGGAACTGAAATTATATTTTGTCCAAATAATATAGGAGGCACTGAAAGTATAAACAAATGCTACGTTGATTATAGCAACGAGAACACAAAGAGCTTTTCAATTACAAGCAATATTGTCAATACACCTTATGTAATTACAAGACAAGATGCTAGGTATGAATTTAAGTTATCTATTAAAATTACAAGAGGAAATACTTTCAACAACGAAACATGGAAGCCACAAATCTTAATAGGTAAACAAATTACTCCATTTGAGCCATACAAAGAGCAATCAATACAGTTGCCAATAACATTAAATGCTATTCCAGTCTCAAGTGATGGTAATGTCACAATTAACGGACAACAGTATATTGCGGATTATGTTGATGTTGAAAATGGCAAAATAGTAAAATGTGTAGAAAAATTATTTCTTAAACAGCCTGTGTGGGGAACAGCAATTAATAAAGGTGTTGTTAGATTTTATGGTAGGACAAATGAAGCACTAGGGATAGATGGTAGTAAAATAAAAAAACCTTTTTCAATTAGCAGTCATTTCGCTTTTGTTACTAATACACCAGATAGAATTGGAACTTTTACAGCAAATGCTGACGGAACTAAAGCTAACATTAGTTTTGCATTTAGCACAGATACAACAATAACATCAGATGATTTTAACAATTGGATTTTAAATAATAAGCCATTTGTGCTTTTACCAGTTTTAAAAGAAGAATTGCCTTTAACATCAGAACAGATACAGGCATTAAAAGAACTTGCAACCTATTATCCAGTAACAAACATCAGTGTCAATTCAGAACAGCTTGACGGATATACAGTATTTAACTATCCAATTAGCATAGCTAACGGATGGAACTATGTAAAACAACAGTTAAATGACAACCGAGATTATATCTATGATATGGATACACAATCGGCAGAAGCATATGTAAATTCAGAGTATGCAGTAGCATTAACAGAATTGGAGGTATGATTATGTTATACAAAGCATTATTAAAACTTAAAGAAAGAAACGGACTGACAGACGATTTAAAGAACAAGATTGATATTTTCTTCGCAACTGATAGAATTACCGAAGAGCAGTACAATGAGTTGATGGATATTAATAAAGAAGAAAAACTGAAAGCGGAAACTAATTACTAAAGGAGGGCTAAAACAATGAAAAGAACAATGAAAAGAACAATGAAAAGAACAATAATAGCTATGGTGATTGCAATGGCGGGTTTTAATGCTGTACCGGTGTCGGCATGTACACCACCACTTAATCCGCCATCTGTGAAGATTCCGGATATCAACTTTCAGCCTGATGATGCTTTAGAAGATGCAATCGACAACGCCGTAAAAAACTGGCTTGAGAAATGTGTTCTCGCCACTCCGGTGGTGGATTATGCTACTTATTTCAAAAGTACATCAAGATATTTTAACTATGCAGTTTTTTCGGCAAATTGGAACAAAGTAGAAAATGCTACGTCTTATAAAGTTAGAGTTACAAAAGCAGATGGAACTTACAAAGAATTTGATGTAACATATACATCATTTTATGCAACGAATTATACAGATGAATTTTTTGCTGATGGTATGGACGGAGCTACAGTAAGTGTCAAAGCTTACGGCGATAATGATACATTTGGCTGTTGGTCAGATGATACTAATATTACTAGATTTGGATATTAGGAGGGTAGAGGAGCAGTAGTATGAAAAAGTCATATAGAATCTTAGTTCAAAGCTTGAAACGATTATATCAAGCTAACCCACAGAGAGTCACAAAGAAGGATATTGATAAGCGATTAAAAAATGGAACAATAAATAAAGAAGAATATAATTATATTCTCAATTAATCTTAATTAATGTATGTACAAAATCATATAAAAATGTTATAATACATAAAAAGAAAGGAGAATTGTAATTATGATTTTAGTTGGTTCAGCTAGGCATGATGAAAGAGGAAAGTACTCAGGCGGAAAAGCTGGTGACCAGACAGGTCAGGAAGTAACAACTCAAAACTTCTATATTCATAGAAAGGGTTGGATTGTCCTGAGACCTAAATCTGTAAGTCATGCAAATGCAATTGGAACAAAAATGTATAATGCTTGTGGTAATCCTAATATAGGATATGACCAATACAATCGGTTAGGTGTGGTAACACATGGCATTGGTACTACTACACCAACAGAATGTGATTGCTCATCACTTGCTAGAGAGTGTGTTAAAGAAGCCACTAATGTAGACCCAGGAAATTTCACGACAGCTAATGAGAAATCAAAGTTATTAGCTACAGGACTATTTGACAATCTTGGTCAGTATAGAAGCGGAATGAAGCTGTATAAAGGTGATATACTTGTTACTTGTACCAAAGGACATACTGTAATAGTAACAAGCTCTGATTATTCCAGAGATACACCTGCACCTAAACCACCTACTCCTGCGGTTAGTAATGAATACTATCATGTAGGTACCAATTATACATTACAAGTTGAGCTTAAAGTTCGTACAGGAGCAGGCACTAATTATAGAGCTAAAAGACATTCAGAATTAACTTCTGGAGGCAGGGCACATGATACAGACAATGATGGAGCATTAAACAAAGGAACTGTCGTAACTTGTCAGCAGATAACAAAAGTCGGAAATGATGTTTGGATTAAATGCCCATCCGGATGGCTTGCCGCATACTATCAAGGACATAGATATGTCAGTTAGTAGGTGATATATGATTTCAATAGTTGTAGCGTTAATAACTGGTGGATTATCCTTTATTGGGATTATATACACATCTAAGCAACAGCATAGTATCACGATTGAAGAAGTCAAAAATGAAGTAGCTCTTATAAAGAAGGATATTAAGAGTTTGGAAGAAAAGCAAGATAAGCATAATTCATTAATTGAACGAGTTTATGACATTGAAGCCACATTGAAAGTTATGGACACTCGTGAGACAGTAAGTGAACATCGAATTGAAGATTTAGAGAAAAAAGAAGGTGAATAAAATGAGAAATCTTATACTAAGCGACAAAACATATAGCTTGTTAAAGTGGGTAGCATTAATTCTGCTTCCTGCTTTGGGTACTTTGTACTTTGCGCTCGCAAGCATATGGGGACTACCTTTTGGCGAACAGATTGTTGGTACTATCACAGCAGTTGATACTTTTCTAGGTGCAATTCTAGGTATTAGTACTAACAATTATAAGAAGAATGGAGGAACTAATTAATGGAAGAAAAGGACAGCTTAGCTAGTGAGCTTTTACACTTAGTAAAGACTCAAGCCCGTAGATGGTTTATTGCATTTATCGTTGTGCTTATAATGCTATTTGCTACAAATCTTGCATGGCTATATGCATGGAATCTACCTAGTGAAGAATCAACTTCCGAGTCTTATGACATACAATCGGAAGATAATGGAAATGCAGTATATAATGAAAGTGCAGGTGTTAATATTGGCACGAGTGAGAGTGACGAAAACTAGAACAGTAAAACGTACCAACAGACCTCGTTCAAGAAGAAGGTCAAAGAGGTAATAAATGACAATTTCAGAATTTACTAAGCCGGAGCTTGACTATTTTAGACAAAATTGTAATTTTGTAAATCTTGAAATTAAATTGTTTGAAGAAAGAGCTAAAGGAATTTCATTAGAGCAAATTGCTGAAGATTTACATATTTCTTATGATTATGCTAGACAGTTAAGCAGAAAAGTTAATAAGAAGATTCTCAAAGTCTTATAATAACACATTTAGTACACATTTAACACATTGTTAGATGTGTACTTTTTTATTATATTAAAGTTAAGAAGGAGGAAATATTTATGACAGTAGAAGATATTTTTAATAACTTGGTTTCTAACGAAAAATTAAATACAATTCCTTCAGCTTATATTGTTAAGATTGCTTTGGAAACCATCAAAATATTAGAGCAAAATAATTTAATAGATTTGGAGGATACACATGAATCCATATAATAATTATAATATGGGGATGAATAATTTCTATCCCAATCAATTTTCAACATTAACGCAACCTCAAATGACTACACAAAATCTTATTAGGGTTAATGGCATTGATGGAGCTAAAGCTTATCAGATGTTAGCTAATAGCACAGTCGCATTATTTGATACAAATGAAGATATAATGTATGTGAAGTCGACAGATGGTGCTGGCTTTCCATCTATACGGACATTCTCATTCACAGAAGTAAAAGAAAATACAAAACCAACACAAAATAATGATTATATAAGTAGGCAAGAATTTGAAGATTTTAAAAAGGAGTTGATGAATAATGGCAAGCAGTCTATTTCAAGGTCAAAATCAAACCTCACAGATAAATCCGCAGATAATTAATCAGGCAAAAGCTATGATGAATAATGTAAATCAAGTCAAAGGAATAATGAACATGCTTAGTGGAAAAGGATTAAATCCAGAACAAGCAGTTAGAAATATTTGTCAGCAAAGAGGTATAAATGTAGATGAATTTATGTCTCAGCTAAAATAAGGATTTTGCAAAATCAATATAAATTAAAAAATGGAAGGAGAATACTACTATGACAGATGGAGTATCTTTAGCAGACATTGCCGCCGTTACTGACAACAACAAAGACGGTATGTTTGGTGGTGCAGGTGGTGGCGGAATGTGGATTTTCGCACTTTTAATCCTCTTACTTATTGGTGGGGGTGGTTTCTTTGGAGGAGCCAGAAATGTAAATGGAGAACCAGTTACAGAAGCAGGACTTTGTAATGCCATGAATTTCAACAATCTGGAAAATTCAGTCGGCAGATTGAATGATAACCTTCAGCATGACTATCAGGGATTACAGAATGGAATCTGTAATTTAGGTTACGAAACACTGAGAAACTTCAATACAGTTCAGCAACAGGTTGCTGATTGCTGCTGTACAACACAGAGAGCTATTGATGGTGTTAATTATAACGGAGCTATTAACACTGCGGCTATTAACGCTAATACAACAGCTCAGACACAGAAGGTTCTTGATGCTATTCAGCAGAATAAGATTGATAGCTTACAGGCTCAGGTCAACCAGCTTCAGCTTCAGTCCGCTATGTGTGGCGTAGTTCGCTATCCAAATGCGACAACATACACAGCAGGTATGAACCCTTACTGGAATCAGTCATGTTGCAACAACGGTTGTAACATTTAAGTCATTTTTAGACAAGGTTTGAAATATTAGAGGAATGCCTTGTCGGTATTCCTCTTTTTTAATGAAAGGAGATAATAATATGAGTTGTAAATCAGGAATTTATGTAGTCAATACTACAACAGGAACATCTATTGGTATTGGTGGTACTTATGTACCCTCTACAGTAATTAGACGATATGGTAAATATTGCCAACTTGGTGGAAATGGTGTATCAATCGGTAATTGTCAAGGTGGAGCTGGTTATTATGATGTAAATGCTTCTGTATCGGTAGCCGCAAGTGCCGCAGGAAATGTGACAGCCACATTATTTAAAGATGGAGCACCAGTTCAAGGAGCAACAGCCCTTGCAACAGCAACAGCGGCAGGTGACATTGTAACTCTTCCTATATCAGCTCTTGTAAGGTTAAATTGTGATTGTGACACAGCAAATCTTACCATCGTTATTGGTGGACAGGTAGTAACCGCTCAGAACCTTGCACTTGTGGTAGAGAAGGAGTGATAAGTTATGAGAAAAATTAATAAATATATCGACCATATTAAAGATGAAGTTGATGGTGCAGAGGAATATGCTGAAAAGTATATTGAACTGAAAGTTAATAACCCTCAATGGGCTAAACTTTACCATGATATGAGTAATCAAGAATTACTGCACGCTCAAAATTTCAAGGAAATGGGAGAATCTATATATGCAGAAATGAAGAATACTTATATGCCGGAAGAGACAGAAGAAAGATGGGAACACTGTATGCGAAAATATGCAGACAGGGTGGCTAAAATTAAAGTGATGTTATCAATGTAGGTGAACATATGACATTTAATGAGAGTATCCCAATAGCAAAAGAGCTTGCAGAAAATGAACTGAAAAAACACTTTGATGTTGATGCTTTTATAATTCTTGCATTAATAGATAAAATGAATATTGATTTAGTTCCAGATAGCAATGTGGATGAAGCCATTACAGATATTCAAGACTTATTTATTAATTACATGAAAAATAGAAGTATAAGCAATCTTGAACCATTAATGTCTACGATTAGAAAGATGTTAAGTGAATTATATCATACTTGTACAGCAGAGGAAAAAGAAGTATTCACTAAGTATCTATCTAATTTAGAAGATATAGTACAGACAGCGAATGTATAAGAATAGAGAGGACAAACATCCTCTCTATTTTTTTATTTAGTGTACATAAAACTATTGACAATAATAGTTTTATGTATTACAATATAAGTACATTAAAGGAAAGGAAAAAATAACATGGTACATTCAATCACATTACAACAGGAAATCGAAAAATGGTGGAAGCATTTAGATAAAGTTATGACAGTTGCAGAAAGTTTAGATGATATAAAGATAGGCGATTGTACATTCAGACCTTGGGGAGATAAACATCATTACAATATGAAAACTAAATGTACATCAACTTATTTAAGAACGTTTCAAAGTACTGAACCAGTTGAGAATACAAAAGGAGAAATCGTATATCCTATATTAGATGTGTATATTGATATATGTAAAGGAAGAAAATATACATCTTATAAAAAAGTTAGATGCCATTGTTCTTGTTAAAAAGGAGGAGATAATAATGATTAAGATAAAAATAGGAGAGCCTGAGAAGCTCACCAACAACATTTTAGTAAAAAAGAGTGCTTTTGTAAGTTTTGATTATAATCCAGATATTGTTTCTTTTATCAAGCAAATGGGAACAAGAGTTTATAATCCGGATAATCATACTTGGGAAATGCCAATCAATAATATAATAGGTTTGTGTAATAAATTTGAAAATCAAGAAATTCAAATATCTGGAATATATGAAGATTTGCATAAGCAAGAATTTGAGATTGATATTCCAAAGGATTATACATTTAAGACAAAGCCATTTAATCATCAGATTGATGGTGTAAGATTTGGATTGAATAAAAAGAAATTCTTGTTATGTGATGACCAAGGACTTGGAAAAACATTTCAGATAATAAACTGGGTTGGTTGTCTTGAGAAAACAGATAAGATAAATAAGGTACTTATTGTATGTGGTGTCAATTCACTCAAATATAATTGGCAATCAGAAATTAGTATTCATTCAGATGAAAAAGGATGGGTACTTGGTACAAGATTCAGAAAGACAACTGGGAAAGCTTATGAAGGAAGTACAAAAGATAAGCTTGACGATTTAGACAATCTTCCAGATTGCAGATACATTATTACGAACATCGAAACGCTTAGAGCCGGTGCGGAAAAGATAACCAAAAGCAAATATCATTTTCCGATTGCTGAAAAATTACAAGAATTATGTAAAAACGGAACAATTTCAGTTATAGCTTTTGATGAGTGCCACAAGTCAAAAGAACCTACTTCTTTACAAAGTCGTGCAATGATAAACGTACAAGCTAAATATATGGTTGCTATGAGTGGAACACCACTTATGAATAATCCACTTGATTTATACTTCCCGATGAAGTGGTTGGGATATGAGAATCATTCATTTTATCAGTTTAAGCAACATTACTGTACATTAGGTGGCTGGGGTGGTTCACAGGTTGTAGGTTATAAAAATCTTGAAGAAATAAGAGCCATGATGGATAACATTATGCTTAGAAGATTAAAGACAGAAGTCCTTGACTTACCTGAAAAGATTAGAAAGATTGAATATGTTGATATGACATCTAAGCAAAATCAAATCTATAAAGAAGTATATAATGGTGTTATGAGTGACTTACAAAAGATTAAATTTTCAAACAATCCGCTTTCAATGATGATTAGATTAAGACAAGCAACTGGATGGACTGGTATTATATCAAATACAGTTCAAGAATCAGCTAAAATGGAAAGAATGATTGAATTAGTACAAGAGATTGTTGCAAGTGGACAGAAAGCTATTATTTTTAGCAACTGGGAAAGCATAACAGAAGTTGCAAAAGAGAAATTGAAATCTTATAATCCAGCTTATATCACAGGAGCAACTAAAGCAGATGAAAGAATGAAGGAAGTTGATAGATTTCAGAATGATGATAAGTGCAGAGTTATAATTGGTACTATTGGAGCAATGGGAACCGGATTAACATTAACAGCCGCACAGAATGTTATCTTTTTAGATTCACCTTGGAATATGGCTCTTAAAGCACAGGCAGAAGATAGAGCTCATAGAATTGGTACAAAAGGAACAGTTAATATCATTACTCTTGTATGCAAAAATACCATAGATGAGCGAATTGAGGAACTTGTTGAAAAGAAAGGACAAATTGCAGATGCATTAGTAGATGGAAAGATTTCAGTTGATGATATAAATTTCTTATTATCATAAATAAAAAATACATAAAACTATTGACAATAATAGTTTTATGTATTACAATATTAACAAAGCAACATACA